ACCATTAGCACCTGGTCCGCCTCCACCCCAAGAGTAGCCTCCGCCACCTCCCGCGCCTGGTCGTGATCCACCACCTGCTTGCCAGCCTCCGCCACCGCCTGATCCTCCAATACGATAGCCTCCGCCGCCACCAACTAATGCTCCGCCAGTGTTATCTGCATATTGAGTTACACCAGGTCCACCGGTATATCCATCAACTGCATTTCCGCCTGCACCTGCACCTGATCCTGCTGTTCGTGAAGGCCCTGGTCTAGCTGATCCGCTAAAGTCTGCATTATTTCCACCAGGTCCACCTCTATCACCGCCCCCGTTTCCAGCGTTTGCTGTAGTACCAAAAGCAGTAGTTGCTCCACCTGCTGCTCCAGGGGAACCTTGTTGACTGCCATTACCTGTTTGAGGTCCACCGGCTCCAACTGTAAAAGCATAACTTCCAACTGAGATAGATGCTGCAGACTGATTTAATCTTACAACACCTGCTCCTGCTCCTGCACCATCTGGCGCATGAACTGATCCGCCACCGCCTGATCCACCGCCTCCAGCAATAAATCTAGCAAAAGTATTGAATCCAGGTTTACTTGGAACTTTAGTTACTTCAAATGTACCTGAAGTATTAAATTGATGAAGTTGATATTCTTCTGCGCCGCTAGCAAATGTAGAGATAGTTCCACCGGTTGCTAAAATAATATTTAGACCACCTGCAAAACCAAATCCTCTTGATGAACCGCCACCTCTTGTACTAATTAAAGGCATTTAGTCTCCTATGCAAATTGTGTTTGAGACGCTAAAACTGTAAAAGTAGATGAAGCTGTTTTAATAGCAGTTAAAGTATAAACATCATTTGATGTTGTATTTCCACTAGTTGGTTCAGATCCACCTTGCCATACAGTTGTAACGTTCGTTGTTACTCCGTCACATTGAATTTCTGTTGGATAGTAAGCTGTTGCATTTTGTTTTGAAATGTATGCAACTGTGATTGACTCACCTGTGTCCATTGATGCATCCAATGAATTAGATCCATCTCCTCTTAAATTTACTACAAAGTTAGCATCAGCTGCTGCTGTGCTTAAAACAACACCTTGAGTATTTGTATCAACAACAACATCTGAATCAAAAGTTCCAGATATAGTTACTTTTTCTGCGATACCATTAATTTTAGAATTACCATTTAATGTAACTCTTCCAATACCTTTTGGAGATAAAAGAAAATCTATGTTTGTATCAGAACCAACTGCTGCAACATCTGGAGCTGATCCAGTTGCTTGGTTAGTTACATCTATAAAGTTAACAGCTGAAGCTGTTTTTTGAAATCTAATGTATGGATTGTTTGAATCATCTTCAATTGCACCAGCATCATCAATTACAATATCATTTCCATTTGTATCTAATACTGCTGATAAAGTTGGAGCATAATCATTTGAAACTTTTCCAATGTTTGAATCTGCAACATCTGTTCCATTTACATATAAAACTTTTGTACCTTTATCCGTTGCAGAAAAAGTTACACCTGTTTGACCAGAAACTAAAACAGTTACAGTGAAAGCACCTGATGTACTATTTTTAATAATGTAAACTTTATTTGTAATTCCTGTTGGAACAGTAACATCAACATTGCCAGTAATAGTTCCAGTTAATTCGATAACTGCATTTTTACCGTTTGAAGTTGCTCCATTGGTAAATGCAAGAGTTGCACCTGTTGTTGCGTTTAATGCAACTTGTTCAAAACCAGCAATTGATTGCTGAAGTATAACTAAGTTTGTGTTAGTGATGTCGCCCCATAGTCCGGCTTTTTCACCTGTGACCATTAATTCTAGTTTAAGGTCTGTTGAGTAACTTGATGCCATAATTTTTTATCCTCGTTGTCTTGTTTTTACTAAAATTAAGCGGCCGTGTCAATTATATTCCAATTAACATTTGTGCCGGTATCGACAATCTGCCAAGATTGAACATTAATGCTATTAAGTTCTACTGTCAAGCCGTTTCCTACTAAATCAACTTCAACAGAAGTACCCGCTACCACCCCTTGTAATGTAATTTTTAAGTTTTGTCCAGCAGGTTTTCCAAAGGTTACAGCATCTAATTCAGCTTGACCTTGAGCAATATTTACTTGTTGGCCTGTTATAACATCTGTATTTGCATCAGCTGTTACAGTGCCTAGACCAACACCTACAGTCATACCAATACCTTCTGCCATAGCATCAGGAGAAGGATCTACTACCCCTTCACCCATAACCATAGCCATTGATACTTCTGCTTCACCCCAAGTTTGATTACCCCAGGCTACCTGACCTCCGCCCCAACCTGGATCATCTACTGTATCTAATTCTACAATAACAGAAATATCTACATCTGTTGATGCATTAGTTCCCACAGTTAATTGTTGACCTGTTACAGGAACAAATTCCCATAAACCAGAAGCTCCCCATTCTTCTTCACCAAAGAAATATCTACCCCAACCTTGTCGGTTATATGCATCTACAGTACCTGTTGATAAATTTTGTTGTTGACCTGTAGCTACAGCATCAGGAGATGCATCTGCTGTTCCTTCTGAAACAGTTAAATTTGGTAATGGATTTTGATTTAAAAATACTTCTGTAGCTATGATAATTTCAGTATCACCTATAGAGAAATTTTGTTGTTGACCAGATACGTCAACTTGTTGACCAATAGCAATATCAGGATTAGTGATATTTATATTTTGTTGTTGACCGGTAACAGTAAGAGTATAAGCACTTTCACCCCAGTTTTCTGAACCCCAAAAATCAGAACCCCAACCTTCATTTGGATATGAATCTACTGAATTTAAGGCAATAGAAGTACTTAATCCTGTAACCTGTTCGGTTACATTACTTTGATCACCCCAATTACCTGCACTCCAATCAAGTTCGCCCCAAGCGTTTGCCATAATAGGTTACCTCCCTATTACGCGTTACCAATTCTTAGAATCGCTGCTGAAGTTGTGAAGTTAGGAAACTGAATTGTAAATGTTCCTGAAGTTGCTGTTTTGTCTGCAGTAAAATCTAATACTGCAACTGCTGCGTTTGAGTTGGAAGTATTGTAAATTAATGCACCTCTAGCTGTTAACGTTACACCAGTAAAAGATAAATCAGCAAAGTCAACAATCGCAACACCTGATGCAACTGAAGTACTTGGATTTGGTTTTACTAGAGCTCCACCACCAATAGAATATTGACCACTACCAGCAACTTCGCCAGTAGATGTATATGCTGTAGTAGCAGAGTTTAATGTTGCAGTAGAGATATACAAAGCAAGTTTAAAATTATCACCACCAGAATATTGAAACTTATGTCCACCTTCTAGTACCTGTTTTTTAAAACTATTTGCAACTGCTTGTGTTATTGCCATTTTTTGCTCCTTAATTATTTTTGTTGACGAATACGAGGACTACCATCTTGATATTCATCTCGTCTTCTTCTACCCATTTGCTCAATTGAAAACCCTTGTGCTGCTTCAGAATATTTTTTCTCATAAAACTGAATCATATCTGCAGGACCTTTTAAAAATCCATAAGCTTCAATTAAGCAAGCATACAGTAAACCGTTCGGAAACTGTTCACTTAAGTATGTAGTTGTATTACTAGACGATAATTGAGTAGGTTTCAAGATATAATTTATCTGCATATTATAATTTTGATCTGGGGTTGGGGCTATTACAATTGTATTTTCATCCCAATATGAGTAGTATTTAGGTAATCCTGTAGCTCCAGAACCATTATATTCCGATATAAAACTAGTATCTCTATACTCTAAAAAAACCCTACTTGAGTTATCAGCACCACCTGTAGAATTAGTGATTTGTGCCGATCTAATGATTAAAGTTTCATCATTAATTAATGGAGTATTTACATATCTTTGACCTGCAATAATATCAGCTTGTGCATAAGATCTATTATTATCAGAATCAATTTCTCTTAAAATTTTAAATTCAGCATCTTGTATAAAGCCATTAATAATAGTTGAAGTAAATACATTTGAATCTACTTCACAATAATCTCTAATCTTTGTTACTAATTCGTCGTATGTCATTATGCTTGTAGGTTAACCGGACCCGCCGAACAACCATTTCCTCCCCCACTTACATTTCCATTTGTAGCTGTGCTAGCACTTTGAAAATAAAAATAATTTATTGTATTAGATACATTACCACTTGAATCTATTTTGCCAACCGTAATTGTAAAACCTGATGCACTTGAAATATCCGAAACATTATCAAATGTTGGAACATTATTGAATCCTGTTGGATTTGTTGCCCCTCTAAATCTGACTACAGCACCAGTAGTTCGGTTATGATTTGGTGAATAAACATTAATGTAGGTATTGCCTGAATATTTAATTGTTTCAAAAGGATTTGTTTGTAATAAAATTAATACAGGTGGTTCAGTTCTATCTGGTCTTGCTTTTGGCAATCCTTGTCCATCAGCCGTGAACCTTCTGGGTTGTAGTTGTGGATGTTTAGACTCGAACTCTGAATAATGAACAAAGGCCCCATTCCATTCAGTCACCATTTCAGAATAAGGAAATTCCATTCCTGATCTATCTGATATCGCTCTTGCAAATTTTCCTTTAGATAAATTAGACATTCGGATAATAAGTTTTTGGAGTTATAAAAGAACTAGAAGAAGATCCATCTTCAGCTAGAGCTCTTTGTAATTCATCTTCATATAATAATTTTAATTCTTGTGTTCTTTGAGGCGCTTTTTTAATTGCCAAATAATAAGCAAGGCCCGCGCACATACAAGGAACGAACCTATAAGGTACATCGGTTGCGTTTGTATAAGCTCCAACATCTTGAATCCTTTTCACATAATAATAGTTAATAAAGTTTCCGGCTTCAGAAGATCCTGGAGTAAGGTATAAAGTTATTGTAACTTTGTCTATAAATCTTTGTACAAAATATTGTACAGGTTGTCCTTCAGATGATTTGTTTGATAAAGCTTGATAAGCTGATCTATTAATTTTTGTTAAAGGTGTATCTATAGAAGATGCATTCCTATAAGAGCACTCCAATATATCATCAACACCATATACAGCAGTCGCGTCGGATGTGCCATCACCAGTTGAACGATACATCGTATAAGTTGCTTGACCATCTACTAAAGTTATTGAATTGTTTGCAACTTCCCAATAATGCAAACCTCGGTTTGCCCATTCTTGAAATAGAATATTTAAAGATCGTCGCGCGGTTTTAATATCATAACCGGCATTAGGCTGCAATCCAATTCTTTCATAAGCTTCTTCTATGATCTCATCGATCTGAAAATTCTTATCAAAGATATATGTACCTGAAGTAGTGTTAGCCATTTAGCCTCCTACTTATCTAACAATACAGTTACTGTTCCTGTTAGTGAAGAAATACTAATTCCATCTTCAAATAATACTCCATCTTCTGGAATATTAAATGCAAAGACATCTCCAACTGGAGCATCTGCTTGGAAGTATACATTTGTAGTTCCACCATTAACTAATGTAACAGCTCCTACAGTTGTAGCATTTTCTGCACCAAGAATAATTCCTCTTAGTCTAGTTCTTCCTGCAAATACAACACCGGTTGTATTTCTTCTTATTGTTTTAACATCTGATTTAAAAGACATATTTTAAACTCCTTAAAATTGTGTGTGGGCCGAAGCCCACACTTAATTATTTATTAAACTACGCTGCTGTAGCGTCTGTTAAATTATTAGCTTGTAAATATGTAAATGTAACAGTGGTTTGTCCTGTTGGAGCAGCATT